ATTGTAACTAGGCTTCGGCTCAAGTGTGATTTGAGCAATCAGACCTGATATGTTCAGGATCGCCGTATCAAGGTTTTGAACTACCGTTGGCATCAGTAATCTCCTTGAGATCAACCGGCCTGCTGGCATGTAACCCAACCCGGCTACGGTATTCAGACCGGGCCTCTTCACGGGTATAGGCTTTGATCAAGAGGCGGGGGAGGCCGTTTGAAGCAGCCTCCCAGCCTTTAAGAACCAGTTGCTTAACAGGAACCGTACTCATTATTAGCTCGCAGTGTTCTTGAGGGTGTGCCAAGGTGACCACACCGAAGGAATACCACGCTCATGAGCGAAGTATGTCGCAATGATGCCCTTATCGAGCATTTCGTACTGATTCGAGGTCGCTGGGACCACGGCCAGAGGGTAGTTCTGCATGTAGCGGAAGCTCTTGCCAGCTTCCATCATGAACCACAGGCCATCGGCATTGTCCTGGTTCAGGTTCAAGCCGTCCGCAGCCAAGGCACGCTGCTCAAACAACGGGCTGGTGAGAACCTTGAAGTTACCAGAGTAAGGGTTGCCAGGGGTGCTGGAGATGTTCAGCGTGGTCGCCGTGGACTGGTTGCCCGATGGCGCAGTACGACGATCAGTAACGGTTGAACCCAAGATCAGGTTCATGGTCGCCAACTTGCTTGGGTTTACCAAAACAGTGTTGGGGTTGAGCAGCAAACGCTTGCCCGTATGTGGGTCTTCCATACGCATGAACTGCAACACGTCCGTCTGGATCGATGTCCAGTCCAAGAGAGGGTTGACGATGCTGTTGGTGTAGCCCAAGGTCTTCGACGTGACGTAGGTGTTGTACGCCGTGCCGTTGTACTTGAAGCTGTTATTAACACCGATGATGGTGTCGATAACTTCGAGTTCTTTGCGGTAAGAAAGTTCAAGACCAACCGAAGCAGCCTGCTGAAGGATCTGCCCGGTGAGGTCGAAGAACACCGCTTCTTTGAGAACGTCGATAGCAAGAGCGTTCTCACGGGTTTCAGGCGTTTCAATCCAACGCTCGCCGAACTGGGCACGCGCATGAGGTTCGCCGGGCTTACGTTGACGACCACGGTCACCAATCGACTGAACGCCGATGACCTTCTGACCGTTGAGCCGAGTGGCCTCAGCGGGGCAAATCTGGTCAGCAATCAAAGCTGGGTTCTGGAAAGCTTCCAGAATTTTAACTTCGATCAGACCGCCAACAACGCTTGTGAATGCGTTGATGTCCGCAAAGCTCGAAGGATCGATACCGATGCCGGTACTTTCCAGCAAGGCTCGGCTGTCATTTGGGAAACCAGATTCAACCAAAGACTTGGCACGGAGGTAACGTCCCATTTCCCGGTTGTCTGGATCGAACAGAGTGCGCCAGCTTCCGCCAACGCAGGCCTCTGCCAATTCTGCCAGGCTGAAGTTTTCAGCAACCATTTCACGTTCACGAAGTTGCTTATTTCCAGCCAAGTCTTTGTAATCAGACCCGTTAGAGTCCGAGAGGCCAAGACCATGGCGCAACTCGTTAATGAAGCGCAGTCGGCCATTCGAGTCCTTTTTGCGTGATTCGTACAGAGACTTCATCTTCACTACGTCAATGCCCATGGTACTTTCCCCCTTGTTGATCCTAAATTAGAACACCTGGCGAGCGGCTTTACCGTAAAGCCTAACCCAAACCGTTGTGGTTGCGGCAGTGTATTGCTTGACAACAACACCAATGGCCTCTGCTGCCAGAGCGGTTGCGTCAACTTTTTGGTCTTGGATTGCTCCGGCAGCAGCAACGCCGCTAGAAAAACCAGTTACCAGAGCGCCAGGAACCCACGTCTGTGATTCACAGGCTGCTTCGTAGATGCAATCGGTGGCAATCGTCACCGTGCCATCTGTGGTCTGCTGTACGATGCGCCCAGACTGAGCCACACCGATAAAGTTATCATGCACGAACACCTGATCGGTATTCACAGTGCCCGAGGCAACCTTTTCCGACAAAGGCTTGGCATAGCCATCGCCAGAGTCGTAATACATGAGGTCGCCTACGCTAATCACAATTCCACCCTTGGCCTTATAGACCACGGTGCGTGTGAGTGGCGGTTGTACAAATCGAGATCCACCGAAATTGGCGCTCATTGTTAAACTCCTTAGTTTCTAAGCCAAGAAAACAACTGCTTGCCTTCAAGCATGTCAATTTCAGACTTCTGTGCTTCCTTGGCCTTAACGGCGCTCTTTGGCTTCAGAAGACGTTCAGCATTTGCCAGGCGCTTGATCAGGCCTTCAGCTACGCTCACTGGAACAGCAGCAAGATCCTTAATCAACGAATCGTCTGCCGTCAGCTTGTGTGATTCGCAAAGTTCTTTGACATCGTCAATAGCTTTGCGTGAATCCTTTGACTCTTTAGAAGAGTACTTCTCTTTCATTTTCTTTTTTTCCATCTTCTTCTTTGAGACGGGTTCTTCTTCGTCGTCTTTCTCGTCTGCTTCACCGTCTTCAGATTCTTCAGCGTCTTTTTCGTCTTTCTCTTCCCCACAGCAAGATTCCATCTTGCGTCCGCACTTGGGGCACTCTTCTGAACCTTCTGACTCTTCGGTGTCAGAATCCGATGGCTCATCAGTTTTAATGTCTTTGTCATCGTCCCTGGAGACGGCTTCCTCGGTGTCATCATCCTTGCTGATCTTTGTTTCGTCCTTAGCCATGTCGCGTCCCTCTTCTTTCTTGGATGACTTATTAGTAACCAAACTTACTATCTGATCTGCTTTTTGATGATCCGGTACGCCATCATGCTTCAGCACATCAATGATTCTAGCATGGAGCTTGTCATATTCTCCATCGCTCGACTTGCTCTTCTCGCCGTCTGATTCTTGCGACTCATGGCTCACATAAAGCTTTGATTTTGTTTTCGTATACCCACGCTTGGCACCTACGCCACGTTTCCGGCTCTTATAGCCCACTCTTGTATACGCTCCTTCTTCAGCTTCTTGTTCGGCAGGCACCTCTGCTTCTTTCGATTCTGCCAGCGAGTGCGTTGTTGCCGGGTCTGCGACGAGATCGACATGCCTCACCTCGGCTACCTTGTTGACAACGAATTTCTTCGTCTTCTTGTCTTCAAAGCCTTCGCCTTTGGCGTTGTGCGACAGACCATAAATTTGTGGCATCTTTTCCGCCGCTTCCAGTATTCGTTCGGTGAATGGATGCGAGGGTAGGAGATGCAAGTCGCCGTAAAGACCTTTGCCTTCCACGAACTTGACGTTCTTCAGGAAGCCAATTCGATCCCAGGCTGACCGCTGCTCATCTGGACCGCCATCAGGGTGATCAATGTTAACATTGACCCCTTCGTACATCGGTATCGCCTGTCGCAGTGCTTCAGGTGTGTACTCACGGTCATTGGCCGACTGAAAACCGATAATCTTGACGTTGTGGACAATAGCACCTACCCGGTCAACCTTCAGATTGCCGAGCGATGTGTAGTCACGGATTTCTTCAAGAAGAATGGTCTTCATACTGAGATGCTATCAACTTGTAACCCTATGTCAAGAGTTCATAGAAATTTTTGAGTAAAGTCTTGCTATTCTATTTTTTCTTTTTGTCCTTGTCTCATTTTCTATTTCTTTATCTGTCATGAGTATTCCTGTTCTGCTGTCCAAGAACTCAATCCAATTGGGAGAACCGCCGCCCTTCCTAGCAACAGCGGCCATATATCTCTTTTTGCCAACAATAGCAATTTTTGCTGCCTGTGTTTGCCTATCAAACCACACAGAGAAAACTTTGGCATTCGGTATTATTCTGCCACGAATATCCCTAGCTTTTGTGTCATCGCCCTTAAAAACGGGAATCAGGGAGCAGCGGCAGTTAAAAGCATAACTACCATCTGCCTCAAGTGGCGGATTTGGCATCTGCTCAAACCCTGGTCGGTCCACGCCAGGCACTTTGTAGTAGATGGTGCCATGTCTCGCCCTGTGTGCAGGCCTGATGCGATTGTCAAGTATGCCTAGAACCTGAAACCCGATCACATCCGCAGGAATTGAGTCGTAAACCTCTCGATTGACTTGTCCAGCCATTGAGGCCATTCCCGTACGAACGGACGTGTAGGCGGCATTTCTGAGCCTTCTAAAGTAATCATCCAGAAGCCTACGCCGCTCTGCTGGATTGCCCATGATGGCGATCATGCTCGCAATTTGCCTCGGTGAAGACCCACCCCTCTTCAATGCGTTGTAAATCTTCTGCGGTATCTGCTGATTAGCCACAATAAGAGACACTTGTTGTGCAGATAAGTCGGGAAACACCGTGGTGGCAATCTTCGATCTTGCTTCCATCACCGTGTGTTCAATTTTGTCCGAAATGATTTCTGTAATTTCGTTATAGTGCTTTTTGATCAATGCTGGAGCGTCATGGCTGACCAGGCGCATGATGGCAGCGAAAACCGACATGGTTTCGTATTCAAAGTTCGATCCGAACTTGTTGCGGTCCAAGGATAGGAGTGCTTCCTTGTGCTTCCTATCGATGGTTCTGACCACCTTGGTCGCAAATGCGATGGATCTCAAGGTGGTTTCCGTGTTGGCAATAAATAGCGGGGCATCAATCATTTCTTTTTGTCTGCCGCAATCATTTGGTTTCTGACCTTCCTAGACCATGAGAAGCCTGCATCGCCACCCCACAAGAGCCATGCGATGTAGCCGTTCGAGTCTTCGCCCCAGCCTTCGCCCTTCTTATCGACCTCATGCCTGGAGAAGAATGAAAACATTCTTTTGACTGTGGAAGGACTCATTTCTTTGCCGCCTGCAATATCTCTCGCCCTGGCAATGCCCACAGACGTTCCACCACGCCCATGTTCCCTTCGCAATTCCAAGCCCTTCTTGGCGGCTTTAACCGCTCCTGATGGCGGTTTGAAGCTTATGTGCGAATATTTACCTTCGCCTTCCGTAATGGATTCCGCAACACCTTCTGGATCTTCTGGTTCTGATGGCGCTTCTGGGAGCGTGGGGTCCGCCTTGGACTGTCCAACAGATGGCAGGTCTGTGACAGCCTTGGGTTCACCCGTCATTGCTGGTGCGGCCTTTGCGCTGCGGTAAAGGCTATCGGGGAAGATGTCAGCAATCTGTGCCACATTCATCAATGGGAAGGCGGCATGAGCCACCGCACGGCCGACTTCCACGGTCAACTGTCCAGCAGCGACGCGGGTAACAA